CGGAGCTGGAGTGGTTGCGGGGCGTGTTGCGTGAGTCCATCGACGACGCCACCGACCCGTTCGCACGTTCGCAGCTAGCAGCCCAGTTCCGCGCTGTTGTCAACGACCTGGCTGCGCTTGCGCCGGCCACGGTGGAGGTGTCGGTTCGTGACGAACTCAAGCAGCGTCGTGCCGACCGCATTGCGGCAAGGGTGGCAGCGGCCGCGTCTGGAACGGGTGCCACCGGCAGCGGTTGATTTCACCACGGGCGAGGATGCCATCAGGTTCGCCGCTGATCTCGGGATCGTGCTGGACGACTGGCAGCAGTGGCTGGTGCGGATGCTGCTTGCGGAGCGGGCTGACGGTCAGTTGGCGGCGCCTACGGGTGTGGTGTTGGTGCCACGCCAGAACGGTAAAGGTGTCGTGCTCGGGGTGATTGAGCTGTACGGGTTGTGTGTGGCCGAGTTGCGCCGGCAGGTTCATTCGGCGCACCTGACAGACACCGCGGCCGAGCACATGAAGTGGTTGAAGGATGTGATTCAGGACAACGATCTGGATCGCGAATCGGGCGGCTATCTGACGGTGTACGAATCCAACGGCAAGGAGCGGATCGTCAACAACGAAACCCGCGGTGAGTTGGGTTTCGTGACGCGGTCGAAGGGCACCAAGCGTGGTGCTTCGCCTCAGCGGATCGTGTTTGACGAGGCCCTGTTTCTGACTGATGAGCATATGCAGGCGATGACGCCTGGGTTGGCGGCGCAGTCGATGCGGGCGGATATTTCGCCGCAGGTGATCGTGACATCTTCGGCGCCACTTGTGGAGTCGGTGACGTTGCATCGGTTGCGTCAGGCTGGCCTGTCTGGTTCTGACCCGTCGATGTTCGTGGCTGATTGGGGTTGTGACCCGTCGGTGGATGTGGGTGATCGTGAGCAGTGGTGGGCGGCGAACCCTGGCCTAGGTATCAGGATCAGCCCTGAGTTTCTCGAAACGCAGCATGGCCGGCTAGCGCCGCAGGCGTTCGCGGTGGAGCACCTTGGGGTGGTCTACGAACCCGACATCATCGGCTCAGAACTGCCGGGCTGGGATGAGTGCCGCTCGGCCACCGCGGAGATGGTCGGTGATCCGCTGTCCATTGCGGTGGATGCGTCACCTGATCTGGCGTGGGTGTCGATTGCGGTGGCTGGTGATGGTGGCGGGGATCGTGTGCATGTTGAGGTGGTGGACCGCCTGTCTGGTGGGGATGGTGCTGTCGGTGTGGTTTCTGCGTTGGTTGAGCGTTACCGCTGTCCTGTGTGGTTGGACCCTCGTTCGCCTGCAGCGGGGTTTGTCGGTCCGCTCGAGCGGGCCGGTGTCGATGTCCGAGAGTTGGGCACGCTGGAGTTGGCGAAGGCGTGCGCCGAACTACGGCAATCGGTAGCCGCTCGCAGTCTCACTCACCGCGGGCAGGGCCCATTGGACATCGCTGTGGCCGGCGCCGTTGTGCGTCCCGTGGGCGAGGCGTGGGTGTGGGCGCGGCGATCATCGCAGATGGATATTTCGCCGCTTGTTGCTGCGACGTTGGCGGTTCATGGGTGCCGGAGTCGTCAGGGGCAGTTGGTGTTGGTTGGTGGGTTCACGGATTTAGCGGCGTTTGTTGATGACGAGGAGGATTAGATGTCGACTGTGTTGCAGCTCCTCGGGTTGGGTGTCGTGTCGGTAGGTGTGGTTTTGGCTGCTGGTGTTGCTGGTGTGGTTGTGGTTGCGGGTGCCGCTCTGGTTGGGGTTGGTGTCTGGTTCGAGCGGGATGAAACCTGATGTTGCGCAGATTGTTCGCTCCGCGGGGTGTGGAGGTTCGGGAGCAGGCGACGACGTGGGGGACGTGGCCGGGCGAAGTTGAGGCGGTGTGGTCCGGTGAGAAAGTTGACCGTGACCGTGCGTTGCAACTGTTGACCGTCTACGGATGTGTGCGGCTGATTTCGGATCAGATCGCGACGATGCCGGTTGATGTGTTCCGCAAGCAGGATGGCCGCCGAGTCGAGGTTGCGGCACCGGACTGGTTGCTGCAGCCGACAACCGATCTGGACTTTACGGCGTGGTGCACACAGGTGTTGTCGTCGCTGCTGTTGGAAGGTAACGCCTATGTGGCGGTGCTGGATAATGAGCAGGGCCGAATCGTGGAGCTGGTCCCGCTCGATCCTGGGCGTGTGTCAGTGATGCGTAACAGTGTCGGCCAGCGAATCGTGTTGGTGAACGGCCAGCAGTGGCAGGGGCGCATGTTGCATCTCAAAGGGATGATGTTGCCTGGGTCCGATGTTGGTGTGTCGCCAGTGGAGTACGCGCGCCAAACCATCGGGTTGGGGTTGGCGACCGTAAAGCATGGTTCCAAGTTTTTTGCGCAGGGTCAACAGTTGTCGGGTGTGATCGAGATACCGAACCAGTTGACGCCGGACAGGGCCGCCGATATTGCGAAGCAGTGGAAGCGGAAGCATTCGGGTGGTGACAAGGCGTATCTGCCGGGCGTGTTGGATGGTGGTGCAACGTGGAAACCGACAAGCGTCACGAATGAGCAGGCACAGTTCTTGGAGTCGCGTGGGTTTACTGCTGCCGAGATTGCCGGCCAAATGTTTCTGGTTGATCCATCCGATTTGGGGATCGGTGTGGCTGGGTCATCGTTGACGTATGCGAACTTGTTGGAGCGTTCGACGCGGCGTGTGCAGGTGACGTTGCTGCCGTGGATTGTCCGGCTCGAGCATGCCCTGTCGTCGCTGTTGGCGGCTCCACTTTATGTGAAGTTCAATGTGGACGGGTTGTTGCGTGGGTCGGTGGATCAGCGTTGGTCAACGTATGAGGCGGCGTCGCGGATCAATACGGCGGCGGCCGGTGTGGGGATGGGGCCGGTGTTGACGACGGCGGAGATGCGTGAATATGAGGACATGGGGCCGGTGGCGGCTACTGCCGCAACTGTCACGGGTTCAGAAAACGTCAGGAAACTGAACCTTGTGGAAGCGGTCCAAAAGGTTTATCTGGGTGTCGGCACGGTGTTGTCGGCAGACGAGGCACGGAAGATGTTGAACGATATGGGTGCAGATTTGCAGATCCCTTGGCCTGATGCCGGTGGGTCAAATGATGCGCGAATGTTGCCGATGATGGAGGAGTGGCGTTCAACGTTGGATGCTCAGGTGAGTGCGTTGGGTGTTGAGATTCGTGAGCAGCGTCAATGGCCGGCGCCCGCCGGCCCCACCGTCGAAGTGCACATCCCTGGTGAGCTGGAGTTGCGGTTGCAGCAGCCTGAGGTGACGGTGAATGTGCCGGCGCCGATTGTGAATGTTCCCGCTCCAGAGGTGACAGTGAACGTGGCCGCACCCGATCCGGTTGCTGTTCGTTCTCGTCGTGTGGAACGTGACGAGTCTGGCCGCATCATCCGAGTGGTGGAGGAGTAGTTCGATGGCTGTAGGTATTAGTTCGTATAGCGCGAACGCATTTTTCAACGCGTTGGGTAACAACACTTCGTTTGCTGTCGCTCAGGCATATATTCAGTTGCATACCGCTGATCCTGGTTCGGCGGGGACGACTGCCGTGGCAACAGAAACCACCCGCAAGTCGGTGTCGTTCGGTGCGGCGTCGGGTGGTGCGATCTCCAACGACGCTGACATCTCGTGGTCGAACATCAACGGGTCGCAAGACGCAACCCATTTCACCCTTTGGGATGCTTCGTCTAACGGTAACTTCCTAGGGTCCGGCACGATCACAGCGAACGCGTACACTGCAGGGGACACTTACACCATCCCTTCAGGCGACCTCGATCTGTCTTTGACGATTGCGTCCTGATAGGCGGTCGCGGTGGCGATCTCGCATATTCATAGTGGCGCACAGGTAGCTGCCGACGCAACTCCGCAAACCTGCACTCTTCCGACCGGATACCAAAAAGATGATCTGCTGATCGCGGTCATCACAACTCGTGAAGATAGCCCGACACCAACCCACGCCATCTCCACATCTGGTGCGAGTTGGACTCAGATCGGGACAACATCGTTTCTCGATATGGGCACCACTGGTATCGCCCAATCGTGTTGGTATCGGTTCGCCACCTCGGCATCGGAAACTGCGCCGTCTGCTTCGTGCACCACCCCGAACGGGATGGCGATCACGATCTCCGCGTTTCGTGGGGTTCACATTTCGACACCGTTGGATGGTGTCACTGTGTTGGGTGGCACGGCTGCTGCGGCACAAACGTTGCAACCGAACGGTGCGACCGGGATCACCTCAGCGACCAACAATGCGTGGGTGGTATCGGTTTGTTCGTCGGCCGATGACAATGCGCATACCTTGTCGGTTGCTAACGGGTTTTCGTTGCGGTACGGCGGGGCTGACTATGACACCACCGCTGGTGGGGACATGGCGCAGTCTTTGGCCACAATCCTCAAGGCAACCGCTGGCAACCAGACCGCACCAACCCACAACCAGTCAGCGGTCGGTAATGACGAGTGGGCATGGCATCTGTTCGTGCTCAAGCCGGCCACAGTCGTCACAGCAGCCGGTGTCGGCACTTGGGGTGCATGGTCAGGGACTGCGAATGCGACTGTCACGCACGTTGTTTATGCTGCAGCTGCCGGGTCGTGGGGTGCATGGTCAGGGACTGCGAATGCGACTGTAACGCACGTTGTTTCTGCCACTGCGGCCGGGTCGTGGGGTGCATGGTCAGGGACCGTTGATGCTGACGTAGCACACACCGCCACCGCGGCCGGGTCGTGGGGTGCATGGTCAGGGACCGTTGATGCTGACGTAG